GCGATCGGAAAACCAGAAATCGGTGGCAGAGGCGCTGCGGCGCTCCTGCGTCACGCACGGGATCTGCGCGATTTTCTATGTGGACCGAGGCCCGGGCTATCGCAACGAGGCGATGGATGCCGATGTGTCCGGCCTGATGGGGCGGCTCGGGATCACGAAAGCGCATGCGCTGCCCTATGGCAGCCAAGCCAAGGGGCGGATCGAGCGCATCCAGCACACGATCTGGGACACGCTCGCCAAGCGGCTTCCGACCTACATCGGCGCCGACATGGACAAGGAAGCGGGCGACAAGATCCACAAGCTGACCCGGCGCGAAATCCGTGAATTCGGCCGGTCCAGAGCCCTGCCGAGCTGGGCGGAGTTCGTGAAGCTCTGCGAAGACATGGTCGCGGAATACAATGCCAAGCCGCACAGCAGCCTGCCGCAGATCCGCGACCCTGAGACGGGCAAACTGCGCACGATGTCGCCCAACGAGTGCTGGGAGGCCCATGTGGTGCGCGGGTTCGAGCCGGTAACCGTCGATCCTGACGAGGCTGACGATCTGTTCCGCCCCTACGAGATCCGCACCACGCGGCGCGGCGAGGTGCTTTGGAACACGAACAGCTATTTCGACCATGCCCTTGCTCCCTATCACGAGACGAAGGTGATGGTTGGGTACGACTATCACCAGGCGGACCGCGTCTGGGTGCGCGAGTTCGACGTCGAGAGCGGGCAGCCCGGAAAGCTGATCTGCGTTGCCCGGTTCATGGCCAATGCGCAGCGGTATTTCCCGGTCAGCTTCGAGCAGCAAGCCGTCGAGAACCGCGCGAAGGGGCAGTTGAAGCGTCTGGAGCGCAAGATCGATGCTGTCGAGGCCGAACGAGCCGGTCAGCAGCTGGTCGATATGCGGGCGCAGAACATCCCTGCAGCGGTCTTCGATATGCCTGCCGCCGAAGTGGTTCAGGTGTCATGCGCGGTCAGCATCGCGCCCGAAGAAGTGGCCTCCGCCCCCGTGGCGAAGCGTCGGACATTTGTCTCTGACGAGGCTCTCGCCGCCTGGGCGCTGGAGCATCCGCAAGAGCTGAAACCAAACCAGATCGCCGTGCTGAGGGGCTGCATGAACAGATCGGACGCGCGGGAGCTGTTTCGAATGTCAGGCATCGACTTGGAGGCGCTGCGAAACCTCCTCCGCGCCGTTGCCTGACGAACTTCACTGGGAAGATGAGGGAGCATAACATGAGAAACGTCTTTGTCGAGACGACCAACGTCCGCGAGTTCTATGCCTCGTTGAAGAAGCTCAACGAGCGCGGCGCCGAAGAAGCCTGCATGGTTGTCGTCGATGGCAAGCCGGGCCTGGGCAAAACCACCACGCTCAATCGCTGGGTGACCCAGACGGGCAGCGTCTATCTGCGGGCGCAGAAGGGCTGGGATTACGGCTGGTTCATCCAAGAGCTGCTGGCGGAGCTGTCGGTCGATCCGAAGAGCATCCGCGGCAAGAGGGATCGGTTCGCACGGGTCCTGAGCGAGCTGCAAGATCGGGCCGATCGGGCTGCCCTGCGCGACCGCACCTTCGGCATCGTGATCGACGAATGTGATCTGGTGTCGTCGCGCGGCGAGATCATGGAAGCGATCCGCGGGATCTCCGATCTGAAGTTCCTGCCGACGATCCTGGTGGGCATGGGCACGCTGCGCGACAACTTGCGCCGCTTTCCCCAGATCGAGAGCCGGGCGCCGAACAAGGTCGCTTTCGCTCCTGCCACGATCGACGATGCGCGGGCCATCATCCGCGAGCGCTGCGAAGTGCCGGTGGCCGAGGAGCTGATCCAATATGTCTGGCGGGCCTCGAAGGGCTTCAATCGCGAAATCCTCGATGCCATCGCGCATATCGAGCGGTTCGGGCTGCGCGCCGAGATCGACGAAGGCGGCGTGACGCTGGCCGACATGGCCGGGCAACCGATCATGACCGACCGCACGAACGGCAAGGAAATCATCGTGACGGTGGCGGCGTGATGGCGATCTATCGCCCCGGGGTGCTGCAGATGGCCGTGCTGCAGCACCTTTCGAGCGGTCTCATGGTTCCGACGCACATGATCGCAAAGGCTATGGATGTGTCGCCGAAGCAGGTGTCAAGAGCGGCGGCGTCTTTGATCGATCGGGCCTATGCCAGGCGCAGCCATGTCGGGATCTATGAGATCACCGCGCGCGGCAAGGAGGCGCTCGCTGCGGGTGTAATCATCACCAGCGGTCCGATCGATGCCTCTGCAAATGTTCTGCTGCGTCAGGAAACCAACAGGTTTCTGGATCGCGTCTGGCGCTCGATGCGCCTGCGCGGGGTGTTCACCATCAGCGATGTGGTCTGCGACGCCGTCGATGGCGAGCGCGATGCGATGACCAGTGCCGGGCGCTACATCCGTATCCTGAAATCGGCCGGTTATGTGGTCGATCTGCCAGGTCGCCGGAAGGGAACGCGGCCCGGTTCCAACGGATCGAAGCGGTTTCGCCTGGTGCGGAACACCGGCCCGAGGGCGCCGCTGCATCGCTCGAAGCTCGGAATCGTGCACGATTTCAACACCGGGGAGGATTTCCCGTGTCTCTGATGGATCTGCCGAACCCGGAATGGATCGAGCTGCTGAAGGCGGAAGCGGCCAAAGGCAAGGCGATCGCGCAGATCGCGCGCGAAGTGGGCATGGCCCGCCCGTCCGTCTCGATGCTGATCAACGGCACCTATCCGGCCAAGAGCCTCGACCTGGTGACGCGCAAGCATGGTGCGACCGTGATGCAGCTCTACCGCGACCAGATGATGTGCCCGCACCTGCGCCGCGGGATCTCGGCCGAGGACTGCCGTGATTTCGCGACCACGCCGATGTCCACCTCGAACCCGGAAAAGCTGAAGCACTGGGGCGCGTGCCGGGCGTGCCCGATCAACCCGACGAAAGGAGTTGAGAATGCCTGATCGTCTGACCCCGGAAGAGATGGTGACCCGGGCCGCGACGGGCCTTGGAAAGATCGATCTCTACGGTGCGCGCGGCATCACGATGGTCAGCTTCGAAGAGATCGAGGCGATGGCCTGCCTGCTCGCCGATTGCGGCCTTGCCCCGGCTTACCCTGGCGCAGCCACGCCGAAATTCACCTTCACCACCACCCGCAACAGTCAGGTGCCGGATCATGGCTAAGGACCTCACCATCTCGATCGACACAGGAACCCTCATCCTCGTTGCTCAGATCCTGAAGGAGGAACGCGGCATCGACGACATCGATCTCGAAGATGCAGCGGATGCGATCACGAAAGCCCTTCAACGCCTCGCAAAACGTAACCGCAAAACCACCACCAACAAGGAACCCAAGAATGTCTGATTTCAACCCCGCGGCGGTGCCCTCCGGCATCGTCGAAGTGAACGGCAAATCCTACATGACCGACGCCAAAGGCGCGCTCATGCCGGTCGAGCTGATCAAGGCGCAGCACAAGCTTGAGGACGAAACCGTCCGCAAGATCATGGGCTATGCCAAGGCTCTGAGTGAGCAGGTCACGCGCTTCAAGGAGCACACCTACGAGGATTTGGGCGGCTTCGATGCGCTGCTCGAGCAAGAATACGGTCTCGCCAAAGGCGGTCCGAAAGGCAATCGGACCTATCAGACCTTCGACGGGCTGATGCAGATCGAGGTGCGCGTCAACGACCTTCTCGATTTTGGCCCCGAACTGCAGATCGGCAAGGCGCTGCTTGACGAGTGCCTTAACGAATGGGCCGCCGACAGCCGCCCCGAGATCCGCGCGCTGATCACCAAGACCTTCAACACCGACAAGGAAGGGCAAGTGAACCGGGCGCTTCTGTTCACGCTGCTCAGCCTCGATGTCGAGGACGAGCGCTGGAACCGCGCCATGGATGCCATCCGCGAAGCGATCCGGATCGTGGGCTCGAAAACCTACTACCGCATCAAGGAGCGCGCCTCTGCCGACGCGCCCTGGGCGCCGGTCAGCATCGACCTCGCCAAGGCCTGACGCCTTTACCGGCCGTCCACTCCGGCCGGGCCTACCCCGCCACTCGCGGACCCAC